ATAAATCGCGTATTATACTTTGTTCGCTAGTGGGAATATTTATATGATTAATCCAATTAATGAAACGCTGAAAACAAGTCATATATATAATCATATTTTTCATTTTTAATAATAAACCAAAAAAATTGATTTATTTTGAGCAATAAAAAATAAATGTATTAGTATCCTAAAATTGAACTCTTTATTTGTAAAAATACAGAAAGCAAAATATCTTACACTGAATTAATTATTAAAATAAAAAAAAGTGAAACGCTTTTTAGAAACAAAACAAAATCAAATTATTAAAATGAACACTAATACTGAAACACAACCTAAATATTACAATTTTGAAAATCTTGGAATTGATAGACTTGTAGAAATACTTGCGTTATGGAAACGCAAAATTACAAATATGAAATCGTCTTCAATTCCACTTGAAAAGAGAAAAGCAGTTATTATTAGCGCAATAAGAAAAGTTATACAATCAAATCCAAATCATAAACACTTTCTTGTAATAAACTCGTATTTCGCACCAAAAGAAAAAGCTCAACCCAAAATAGATAATAAACTTTTCACTTATAAAAAAGGAGATCTTGTCATTCACGATGTTGGTAAATATAGAACTAAATATGTTCTTGCGAAGGTTGTTAAAATCAATGAAAAATCAATCACAATCCAGTTAGATACATATAGAACAATATTAGATGAGAAAGCAATGCGAGATCAAACTTATGGATCACATAGGTTGATTTGGAATGAATGCTTTGATGGAGATAAAGTTGTTATTAAAGACTCAAATAAAATATATTCAAAACAAGATTGTCTTGAAAATAAAAATGATAAAAGCTTTTATATTGAATATTTCACAGAAGGGAAAGAAGATTGTGATTTTGGAAACTAAAACATATAATAAAAAACAAAGAGGGCTTATATGCCTTCTTTTTTTTCATTTTTCATAATAAACCAAAAAAATTGAAATATTTTGAGCAATGAAAAATAAATGTATTAGTGTTATAAAAAAATAGAAAATAATATATTCAAAATAAATACTCAAGAAAATATGTGCTTTGTTTGCGAAACTTGTGATAAAAAAATAAATATGGAAAAAGATAAATACCAACATAATGATGAGTTTGATTATTATTTATGTGTAGATTGTATCCCCTCATATGGAGTGGATTATGAAAGTGATAGACCCGACGAGTTTGAAGGACAGGTAAGTAATAGTCGTCTCTTGGAGATATTTGGAGATGAAATTGTATATAATAAGTTGAAAAAATTAGCCGAGCAACCTGATTTATCCAGCCACCTGCGAGTGGTGTGGAGTTTGAAGATGAGATCCGAACTTTGGATGTATGTATTTATTAACGACGAGCCGTTCTATGAGGGGTGCTATGATCGTAATTATTCCTGCGATATGTTCTATATGCTTGATGAGTTAAAAAAAGAGCAGGAAGAGGAAGAAAATAAAAAAACTTGTGAATCGTGTGATAAAAAAATAAATGTGGAAAAAGATGAATACGAATATGATGACGACACTGGGTTTTATTTGTGTGGAGATTGTATGCCCGAAAGTGAAGAAGAAGAAAAAATAATGAAAACTTGTTGTGACTGCTCTAAAAATGTTATTATTGATAACATTTGTAGAATATCTAAAAATCCCGAAGTATGGAGATGCTTGGATTGTAATTATCAAAAAATCAAACTGGAAAATGGAGGTTGGGATAGTGATGAGGAAACTGTATAAACTTGTATATTTTAAAACTTAACTTAATTAAATACGAAACTTATTCTTAAAGAACGCTATATTAGAGTTGAGATCTTTGTTCCCACCCCAAAGAATCCAGCGACTAAGTGACCCCGCACTATAGGGCGATGTCCAGTCTTCACGACCTGCGCCGTGTCTTGCTAAATAAGCGTCTCTTTTTTTTATGTCGCCGTGATCAATATATGTGTTGCCACCTGCTTGTCCGAAATGTATTTTTTCTCCGTTGCTGAATGTCGCAACAAATCGTTTGCCTTTTCTATTGCTATTTGTAATTTCCATATATAAATTACAAATATTTTATTTTAATTGAGTTTAACATAAGTTTTGGCTTGTGCCGATGAACTGCCCATCTCACTTAATTCCTCATTCATCTTTTTTGTTTCTTTCATTGTGGAAGCATACTTATCTGTCAAGTAAGCGTGTCTAAGAGCATTAATGCTAATCTTTCCGTTGAATATCTTGTTGAGGCGCTGATTAAGAGAGACCGAGTTCAACTTTGCCCCATTCACATTGAAAAGCAAATATTCGGTTTGTTCGGGAATGACGCTAATGTATTTGTTCAAAATGTTCTTAAGTTGAACGGGCATTTCAATCTCTTGTTTGCCGTAGAACTTCGCAGTCTTGAACTTGTGAAATATTAATTTATTCTTATCAATATGATTATCAACCTCTTTATTTATATTGCGGATTTTCATCTCCGTATAATCAAGAGCGCGTCTCGGAACAATATAAAAGCCACCAAGTAAGCAGACCAAAATATAATCTTGAAGCTTCTGTAAGTCATCATTATTTATATATTTGCGTTTGTAAATTGCGTCGGCTTGGCGCTTTAATTCGCCTAATACAGTGCGGATCTCATCGTGAGTAATATTATTCTCCTTCTGTGTAGGTGTCTCCTCTTGCTTATCAATCTCCTCTTTGTATTCTTTGATGTCGCTGAGCATATTCTCTTTATAGTCTTTCACATCTGGAGCAATACACACGAGCGAAGCGAGTATAGTTTTCCTTACATTGAATGGTTTGGAGTTAATGTATTCACTTACCTTTTTATGCTCACTGCTAAACTTTGATGGGTCGGCTTCCTTATCAGTAGGAAAACAATTCTTATAAATAGTTCTTAAACAAGAATTATAGGTTTTGAGAGAATTGGCAGAAAGATGAGGTCTTTTTTCTTTGAGGGCATCGGTAAAATCCATAATATAATAATACAAAGATAATAATTTACGAAATTAAATAATTAATGCCTAAATGTTTTTGGTTTATTTTTAAAGAAATACGGTAAATACGGTAAATACGGTGTTTTATAAACCTTCTAGGATTTGGGGTATTTCTAAGAGGGGTTTTAGAATTACCGTATTTACCGTATTTCCGTATTTAATGAATTAAAGATCATCGTATGCTTTTAGAAGTCCGATGCGAATTATGCGTCTCAAATCATCAACTGCTTTTCTACCTTTGAAATCAGTATCATAATCAGTTCCGAACTGTTCATTCATCGCATTGACATAATCTTTCAGTTGTTTTAGAGAGGCTTTCTTAGCTGGAGGATAATCGGGTAAAGCATAATATTCACTGAGAGCGTCTCGGATTTTAGGTGTAGCAACTCGTCCAACATATCTTGCTTCTTCTGATTCAATAACAAGTTCCTTTGCTCGTTGAGATTGCTCTTCAGGAGTTTTAATTTCAGATAATGCTAGATCTTCATCACCGTATTCTTCTCGCAAGTCCTCATCTAAAGCACCTTCAACTCCAGCAGTTGCTTTGCTCTTCTTTTCGTGTAATACAAGATTGTCTAAATCATTATCTCGTTTCTCATCAATATTCAATTGAACAATGCTATTTTCTCCGATATCAGGAAGAGAAGGACTAACATTAGACAATTTGTTGCCAAGTATCTGATTGTTTGTTTCGGGATCATCAAACACAGCATAATCAATTGCCCGTGTAGTAGAAGACTCATTAGGGTTTGAAATAATAGGAATGTTATTACGCCCTACACTATATTGTCCATCGTATATTTGATTCAACTGTTGTCCAGCAGTTTGAAACCCTCCAAAACCATAAGCAGATTGCTGACGGCGATTAGCTTCTGCTAATAAGTTATTGTATATTTTATCTCCAAGAGCAGAAACATCAACAGGAGGTTGGTCTTGTCGGGTAGGATAAGAAGCACCTAAGAAAGACGAACCCTGAGGCATAGCACTAAATGCGGGTAGGGTTCGCATTCCAGTAGTTGATTTAGGAGCAACTCCACTTTTGGTTCTTTTAGATTGATCAATGACGATTTTAATATTTACACCCTTGTCACCTCTTTTAGATGATTTGCGAACTTTGACTTTTTGCTTTTTAGGAGGCATTATAATGTATATACATATTTTATTTTGTTGCTAAAAATAAAATATAAACCAAATATATAATATGTTAAGAAACTTTGAAATGCTCAACACACCAACACAAGTAGGTCATATAGACGAAACATATAGCGTCGTATTAAACTCCAATTTAGCGGGTGGAACAATCGCTGAAGCAACATTCAACTTTGATTGGTCTGTATTGCCCGATAGAAACTATGTGGTTCATTATTCATTCAATACATCAAATATGTCTCTTGCTACAGGCAAAGTGTGTTTGATATCAAGTGATTTATTTACCAATTCAAACACCTTTATTGCGGGGGCACAAACAGGTCGCACAACAGCACTGTCAAGTAATATTTTAGGAGTTGCTTATCCTTACATATATGGAGCAACAAGTGCTTTACACGCTGAAGATGGAACAGCACCTCCAACTTATATTAATACTCGCCCCAGTTTGAACCAATTTACAATTTTTGTTAAGACCGCAGATGCTACACCAATTGATTATCCATCATTAACAGCGTGGGTTTTAGTGTTACACTTTAGACCCGTAGATAAGTCATCTCGTCTTTTACTTTAGGTGCTTAATTAAAGAAGCAATATTTTTATCTTCATATAATATAAAGTATGAGTATAACAAAGAAACGAAATGAAGCGCCACCGCTTTCAAAATGTGAGATGGTTTGCGACGGAGGCTTACACGAGAAACTAAATAATTTTGAATTGACTAAGTTCTTAAACTCACACGAGACTAACCTTATGATCGGACGCCCAGCAAGTGGCAAGACCTCTCTGCTTTACAGCTTTTTCAAATCACCGAAAATATTTCGCAAAGTGTTTCACAATATTTATCTCTTTCAACCGTCACATTCAAGAGCATCAATGAAAGATAATATCTTCAGTAAAATCCCACAGGAACAATGCTATGAAGAATTGAACTATGAAAATCTTAGCGATGTAATGGACACAATCAAAAATGAAGATAAGAAATATAACAACTGTATTATCTTTGATGATATGACGGCATACTTGAAGAATGCTGATGTGAAGCAATTGCTGAAAGAGTTGATATTCAATCGCAGACATTTAAGAACAACAGTAATCTTTTTGGTTCAGACTTGGTATTCAATAGAAAAAGATATTCGCAAATTATTTAGCAACATCTTTTGTTTCCGAGTATCAAAACAAGAATTATCAACTATAATGGATGAAGTGGTTGAATCAAAAGCAAAGTATATGAATGACATAGCAAAGATTGTTTTTGATGAGCCGTATAAGTATTTGTTTATCAATGTTAATTCACAACGATTGTTTGATGGATTTGATGAATTGATATTTGACGAGGAATAAAATATTATATTATAGTATATAATGTTTCGCAAGTCATTAGGAAATAAAGCTTCAAAGATGTTCCGTAAAGGAATAGCTACATCGGCAAATGTCAGCAAAGGATTGGGAGGCGCATCAGGTGCGCTCTCGGGCGCTATTAAGAAGGCTGAGAGATCAGCAAACGAATTGGGAAGAGTTCCATTTGTAAAACAGGCAATCTCTTTATCTCCTGAAGCACAAGATGCTCTTGCTACTGCTAGAACTGGAGTTAAAGTAGGAAAAGATGTTGCTGTGTTATTGAAAGGCGGAAGTGAATTGTTTGATCCACTTAGCTATAAAAAAATAATGACAAAGACTGGAGGCATCAATGCTGGAGCAGTTCAGAAGAATGTTCAGTCGGGATTACAGAGAGCAAAGGATTTAGGAGAAGATGTGGAAGCACTTTATCGCTTTGTTAAATAATTAATTATTATTATCTTGTTGTAATATAAGATAATAATGCCCTCAACAAGTCAATTAACGCAAAATAGTCGGTCTATGAATGGATTGAATACGATTAATGCGAATGCGGTTTTTACAGATACGCTGGAAGTGAATAATATTCAAATAGATATACAAGGCACAGCACCAACAAGAGGATTAGGAGACAACACAACAAATATTGCCACGACACAATTTGTTCAATCAGCGGTTAGTGGAGCGGGAGCAGGATATGTGGATTTAACTTCAACACAAACCATCTCGGGTGAGAAGACATTTTCAAATACACAAACACTCGTCACAGGAGTTTTGCGAAATGCGAACCTGAACCCCTCAACGGGAGGCACAAATACTTTTCGTGATAGTTCGCAGACATCGGGGAGTTGTAATATCGCAACAAATGCTGGAAGGTCGGGAGCAATCAATATCAATACGGGGGCAACAGCAACTGCCCCAGTTAATATTAGCAGTTTAACAACAAATAACGCCCCCATCACAATTGGTTCAACTGCTTCAACAACTCAAACCTGTGCTATGAATGGAATTACAACATTTTCAAAAATCCCCTCGTGTGCGGTTGCTCCAACATCGGCAGACCATTTATGTAATAAGACATATGTGGATAGTGTGGGAGTATCACTCGCAGGAAATAATATATTTACTGGGTTTAATCAGTTTCGTCAAGAGACTGGAGTATTTAATGGATCGGGGCTTAGTGTTTCCCTAGATGTTTATAATCCAGGATTATCAATAACAACTTCGGGTGGAGGCACTACTGGGCAATCCAATTCAGGATTTACAATGTTTCCTCAGCGATTGGTTGTTCCAGCTGGAAATAAAAGTAGAACTGCGTATATAAGTGTTCCCATTGATATTTGTTCATCAAGTGGAACAGCATACACAGGAAATATGACCCTTAATTTTTTAAGTGTAACTACAAACACATTGCGAAATGGAGCATCATATTCGGGTTCAACAACTGGAAAAGCATATTTAACAAATTATACTGCGTTTTCTAAAACTTGGACTGGATTTGCGTCTCAGGTTCCAACTGCTAAGTGTTATTTGGGAGATGTATTAATAGCAATCCCATTGATTGTGGATAATGTAACAACTGACAACTATGATGTTGGAATTATATTAACTGGAAGTGGAGCACCTCCAGGAGCAGGTATTGTATTCGTCACGAGTTGGAATACGGGTATTTCATTCACGGCAACAAATACTCAACCGTCAGGAGTTGTATTTACTGGAGTCAATCCATTGTATTTGGGAGTTGCTAATATTGTATCAACTAATAAAATCGTTTCAACCGATAATTTGGATATAGCAACTTCTACAAATGATCTTACAATAACCGCAGATGGATCATTAGAACTTAATGCGAATAATGGATTTTGGACTGCGAACTCAGTATTAAGTGAGAACTTTTATTTTAGAGCAAGATTGACACCAAACATAGTTTTACAAAATATTCGTGGAGTTGATTTATTAAATATTCAAGGTTCATCTTCTAACATTTTATTTCAAACTCAAAGCAATGTGCCTTTAACAATAGATAGTGGAACTGGATTAACAACAATAAATGCTGGTTCGCTTACTGTTAATCCATTAGCAACATTTACAAACGGTTTGACAAGTAGCGCATCAACAACAATTAATGCTCAAACAACTATAAATCATAATTTGTTGATACAGCAAAATAGTTACACGCAACCAATGTCAAATACATCGCAATTGGGATACACGGATAGTGAAACAACATTCACAGACCCTATGAGTAATACTTTGACCGCAAGAAGTGATTTTACTTTGCCTTCAAAAGGTGTTTGGTTGATTATATGTGGATACGAATGGGGAACAAACTCAGCGAATGTAGTTGAGGCAAAAGAGATAATTTTATCTACTACATCAGGAACAGGAGGCACTACGCCTGTCGCGTATGGTTTAGAATACTACGAGGAAATTAATGACTCAGCTGGAGCATCGGGATTGAGACAAGTTGGAACAATATCAGGAGTAGTTAGTGTTACAACAGCAACAACAATCTATGTAAATGCTCGGTCGCAGATTTCGTCATCACCAAATACAGAGTTAAGAACAAATGTTAGTTGGACACGAATAGGATAATAATTATTATTTTTTATAATTATAAAATATAATGGATGATATAAGAGTAGAACATTTTAGAGATATAATTTTTGAACTAAGAATACATATTCGGAGATTACAACGAGAAGTTGATGAACTCAGATATTTATTATCTCAGTATA